AACCAGTCCATGCTACAAAATTACCTCCATCGAAATCTAAATCTATAGCCAAAAATGGGGTAACACTTGAGCTTTCAAATATTGTATTAACAGAACTGGTAACATCTCTACTCATATTGCCTCAATCGCCCCAAATGTCATTGAGTAAAAATTATCTTGGCTTATTGTCCATTGATGTGCTGATGTATTTAATCTAAATAAACCTTTTGCATTTGAAACAATTACTGTTGCATTATCACTGGGCGAAGACCTTAAATCTGGATAAATAGTTAAAGCAACTTGTCCAGATGAATTGCTATTTGCATCATCTAAAACTTTATATAATCTTGAGTTTGTTCCAGTTCCTAATTGAATATAATCGCCTGCCTTTAAATACCCAGTTTGGTTTGTAGGAACACCATCAATGTTTAAAGTATCTCCAGTTTGACTAGCACCATTTACAAGTGGTGTGCCTGCCGAAGATGATGCTGTCCCCCTTGGTGTTGAAGCATTAGGGTCTCCTAATAAAAATGTGCCAAATTGGCCATAAAGTTTTATAAAAAAGCTATTCCATTGCTCTGCATCTTCTCTTTTCATTAATGCTAAAGTTACATCTGCCTCAAATCTTTCTCCTTGATTTCTAAATACTTGTGTTTGAAATGTAAAAGGCGAAACTGTAATACCTGTTGAGCTTCTAGCTATAAAATTAACCGAAGAAATGCCTGATACAGTAGGTAATGATAAGGGATATGTTATAGCCATAATTTATACTCCAAATGCTGATGAAAA